TTTTGTATCTCAGTTGTATTTAGCGAATTAGTACCAGAAAAAATATCAACAAATTTAGAAGTTTTTTTTTGTTTAAAACTTTTAATAATATTATTTAATTTTTTTAATATTTCATCTTTACTGAGATTATCATCTTCATAAAAAATACTTATAATATGATTTTCAAGTAAATATTGTCCATCTATATTTAATAAAGCATAATTAAATACATATTGAGAATTTCCATATCCGCGGGGAATTATAATGCGAGGGCCTGTTAAACCAGTTCTTTTGATATATTGTTTCTTTTTTTCATTATTTGGAAAAGATGTCAATTTGAACTTATTATTTTTAATATTTGAACTATATACCAAAATTGTTTCTTTGTTATTATCAGTTAATATATCTTTAAATTTATTCCATATAGTATCACCATTTTTAACTGTAAAACCTAATTCAGTTAAAGTTTTGGTATTTTTTACTAAGTTTTGAAAAAGTTTTTTTTGATCTGTAAAAAGAGATATACCATTAAATTCATAAACCATTGGACTTGGGGTTTTTCGTATTTTATTTTTTATAAAAAAAGCCGAAGTTGGTTGTAATGTATCTTTAAATAATGGATCATTTTTAAAATTCATAATTTTAAATAAATCATATTTTTCTGATATTAATTTACGAACTTTTTCATAATATGAAGAATTCATAAATGAATTTGGCAAAACAAATACTAAAATCCCATCATTAGCTAATTTATACAAACTATGAAGTACAAACAAACAGAAAATATTTGGTCTTCCACTTATATGTTCCTGATATTTTTTAGGAACATCTTTTTTTGGAATAACAAAATATGGAGGATTACCAATAATTAAGTTATATTGATCATTTGTATCATATTGTAAATAATCTTGATTAAAAAATTTAACCGCATCAGAATAAATTTTTTTACTAACTTCATTATAAATTGTTTCATTTAATTCTATTGCATGAATTGTTTTTTTTCTAATTGTTTTATCAAGTATCTCAATAAATTCTCCAGAACCACATGATGGTTCTAAAATTTTTATATCTGTCATTTTTATCTTGGTTTTTATATATTTAATAATTCTTTCAACAATTATCGGATGTGTAAAAAAAATACCTTCATTTTTTTTAGTTGCTTTGGAAATCTCCTTCGTTAATTTAATTGATAATTCCGAAAAATCATTAGGCATTTTCAATATTATACTTATTATTTATATATTTTCATTTTTATTTTTACTTAAAATTGATTTTATCTTTTTGATAATAATATTTACAATGAAGATAAAAAGAAACATAATCTACTTACAAAACATGTCATTCAACAAGTTCTACCTATATTTGATGAACTCTTCAAAACTTTAGATGAAAGATTTGAACAACTCGATAAAGATGAATTAAAAAAAAAATATTTTAAAGATACGATAGGATTTGTCGATAATTTTGAACAGACTGCGAATAAAAAACGTAAAATTAATCCATATGCTGCTTTTTTGAGTAATAAACAAGTTCAGGCAGAAATTAAAAATAATAATCCTGATCTTACTTTTGGCGAATTAAGTAAATTAAAAGGCCAAATTTGGAAGAATCTTTCTCAAGAAAAGAAAGACTATTACAAAATATTCGCGAAAAAACAAAAACAAAAATATAATACTTAAGTTTCTTTATATTCGCGAAAAAACAAAAACAAAAACTTAAGGTTCTTTATTTTGTTTTGAAATACTAAAGAAAAAATATGTTATAATTCCACCAACAAGTGCAACTATATAAAATGGAAATAATGTTTCATTTTTTCCATAACAACCAAATTGTTTAACTTCTTTACCATCGAAAAAATATTGTGGCTTAGTGACATATATTACAAAACATATACCTAAGTATGTAATCATAGATAACCATAATGGACTTTCCATAAAAAATTTACTATTAAGAGAAAAATCAAATATCATTGTATATAATTATCTAACAATTTTTTTTTTTTGATTTTATTTATTCAAACAAGCAATTGTTAATACAACTCCTTGAATTAAGGAAAATGGATATTTAATATCTAAAGTATATGTATCACAATCCTGTTTTCCAAAAAGAGCCATGCGATTATTATTAAGATCTCTAATAATAGTATTTTTACAAGATGCTTCTCTAACTATTCTATTAAAATTTAAGACAAATATTCTTAATCCTGGACTCCATAATGGTGGTTGATTAACAAAATATTCAATATTTCCTGTAATAGTTTTCTCTTTTTTATTAAGTTTCATTCTTTTTATTTCAATAAATGTTTTCTTAATCTGTTTTGACCATTCGAATTCTTTATCATATTCTTGAATGATACTTATATTATTATTTTGAAATTTATAATTTTCTAATAAAACTGATTTAGTAACATCTAATTGAAATATATTACAAGTAGAATCTGTTACTACACTACCAATATAAATACCATTTGTAGGTTTTTTGTTAAATTTTTCTCCATGAAAACTATATATTAATTTTTCTATATCAGTTGGTAAATATTTATAATATTTTCTGAAATTATAATTTAAATAAATATCATAAATCTTTTTCTTTTCATAAAAACGATTATTATCAGTAAAATACATAATTATATTTTTTGTTTCTTTACAAATTACTTTATATACAGTTTTCATTAAATAATTCCGATTACGAATAATTTCAAAGTTAAAATATGTTTCTGTAAATGGCTCTTGCATAATCGGTTCATATATGAATTTTTGAACACTTATTGATAACATAGATTGAATAAAACGAGTTTGTTCGTTTTCCCCAACATCGGTATCATCAATACCATATATTGGTTGAATAGTTCTAACAAATTGTCTAAATATATTGTATAAACTGTTCATTCCAAATTTAATAAATTAACATAACGTAATGATTTCAATTTTAATCTTAAGTTTTTCCTAAACACGTAATAGCTAAACATATCCCTTGAATAAGTGATAAAGGATTTGTAATATCTAGTACATAATAATTTTTATTAAGTTTGCCAAATAATGCAATTCGCTCATTTTTTTTATTCAAAAAAATTGTATTTTTAATAGATGCTTTTTTGACTCGTCCTTCAAAATTTAAAACATATGCTCCTACTGAATCATCCCATATAGGTTTTTCATTATTTAATATGAAAACTTCACTTATATTTTTATCAATTTTGGTAATTGGTGGACTCAAATCAATAATATTAGTATTGATAGTTGTTTGTTGTAAAGTATTAGAATATTTGTCAATCCAGTCTTTCCAAGATAAATTTTTTTTATCCAAATCATAATATTTGTGTTCAGATGTATATACAATATTTTTTCTTGTCTGTTTTCGCAATAAATTAGTATTTTCTAAAACTAATTCACATTTAGTTAAATCAGAATAAGTATTACCAATTAATATTCCACTTTTAGGCAACTTATTAAATCCGTGTCCAACATAATGTTCAATTATTTTTATTACATCATTATGTACAAAATCACATTCAAATGGGGTATAATTTAAATAAATTTCATATTTTTCTTTCATTTTCATGAATTTAAATTTCCTTATTAAATAAAAAATAATTTCATCAGTCTCCTCACATTTTATTGTGTACATTCTATGTTTTGGCGTATCAATTCGTTTAATTAAAAATCTAAAAAAGTCAATGTCTGTTTTTTTACAACAAGGGATTGGTGTGTAAACAAATTGTATAAAATTATGATTAGCAATATTAGTTACAAAGTCATTTTGAATATCATTCATTTTATTTATATTAATGGGTACTGTAGTTTTTGACTTACCCGAAGAGAAGAATTTATTATAATAGTATCTGATATTAACCATATAAAACTAAATATTATAAGTAAATATTCAATTTTTGTTTATATTATTTCTATACCAATACTAATATCTATAACAGAATTTTCCCATATTTCAGATGGATAACTAGGAATTCCTTCGATTTCTTGTCCATTGCGATAATACATTGGTATATATCTCCATCTAAATTTGCCCATCATACCAGTCATTTTCGTTTTAGATCCTTGTGTGCTCCAATCTTTATGAAATTTTGTACCAAATTTCGGCAAATATACAAAATTTTTTTTTAGATATTTTTCTTCAAAACGATTTCTATACCAACGCTCGTTTTCAATTCCATGACTTAAGCATGTTTCTTCAATTATATATCTTGAAACATCATCGATTGGTTCCCATTGTAATTTAACATCACTTAATTTAGTTTTATTATTAATAAAAAATGCATTGTGAAATGTTGATAACTTTGGTTTTGGATGTGGTTTTTTGAGGACTTGTTTTTTAATTTCTTGTTTTTGAATTTTTTTTTTTTCACAGGTTTGAACTTTCATTTCTAAAAAATCTAATCTTCTTTCAATATCATATAATTTTTTCATAATTGGTTCAATCATATAAGACCTGAGTTCATTAATTGTTTTATCCATAGTTTTATAAATGTATATTTAATCATAATAAATTTTTATAATTAATTCATCTATAAATAATTTAATCAATTTCTTTATTCAAAAATTATTTCAGCAGCATTGGGTCATCTCTGATTAATTACATTGTATAATGCCAGTTCTAGGCCCCCTCTCCCAGAAGAACTATCTTCACTTGATTCTTCATCTAATGATAAAGGACCTATATTATAATCATTATTATCGGTTTCCCAATTACTAGAACTATCTTGATCTTCTGACTCGCTTGATTCTTCTGACTCATTTGATTCTTCTGACTCACTTGATTCTTGGGGAATATGACACTCACAAATTCTTCTTGAACCACTTTCATAAAGTTCTTTACAAGTTTTACAAAAATACTTAGTACACCTTAAATATTCATATTTTTTTATAATTGAATTAAATTTTGATAAATTTGTAGTTAAAAAACTATAAAATATTCTTATGTAATAATGATTAATAAATAAATCAATTTCTTCATTCAAATATTCCTGAAATCCGTCCGCATCAACCGTATAACCACTTAATATCATTCTCTTAAAATATTTGGAATATCTAAATATAGAATACTGAATTGCGAATTCAAATCCAATATAATTTTCATAAGCACATAAATTTTTATTACAACCGAAATATAATTCTAAATTTTCCTCGTATAATGTCAATTTATATAAATGCCGAGAAGAAAATACAGTAATAAATTTCCATTTATCGGGGATATCACTAAAAGATACTTTTTTAAAGTTCGAAATATATGATAATATAATACGAATTGGATCATCTCCAATATTAAAAAATTTTTTAGTAATTATACTTGCTAAAATATTTTTCATATTTATTACTTATAATTATAAAAGTCAGTTTTAATTAGTCTTTTAATGTAGGTATTTTCATAACATAATGTTTCTCCATTCTAGATCGTCTCTTTGAAGGAAAATTTACTAGATAGAATGCTTTGTATGATATTTTATTTTCTGATAGTAATTCATGATATCGTTGAATTTGATCAAATGTTGGCTCTGATGGTGTATATTTCCCAGGAATTTTTTTTCTAAAAAACGGAAGTTTAATATTATGTTTATAAACCTCATCTCGTTTACATTCAATTATAATATTTCCATTGGAACCACTAACAAATAAATCAATGTAATTATAAAATTTCCCATCATCATCTTGTTTTGTATCATTTGTATAAACTCTTCGTTTATATCCAATATGCATTCCAAATAATTTAAATTTAAGTGGATATTCTTTAGCTACACGCACTTTATAAAACTTTTCTAAATAACATTGTAAAGCAGCTTGATAATGACATTCTTTTAAGCGAGGACCGAGTTTAGAATAAATCGTATTTACACCATCTCTTAATTGAGTAAGGGTAGGCAATTTTCCTAAATTTTTTTTCAATTTTTTTCTAGGTGGTTTCTGAAGAACTTTTTCGCTTTCACTTTCGCTTTCACTTTCACTTACACTTTCGCTTTCAGTTTCAGTTTCATCTTCTGAACTAGATTCATCGCCATCATCTAATTCTGAACGCTTTCTTTTCCTACCTCTAACAATTTGAAATTCTTTATCTTGATCTTCTTTTTTGACCATAAGTTCTTGGAATGAAGTTATTAACTTTTAATTAAAATTTGAATTTTCAATTTTTGTTTTTATAAAAAAAATTATGTTAAATAATATTTT